CTCTGCCACGGTGTAAAAGTCCCTGCGAAATATTGCCCTGGCACGTTGCCAATCGGTTGTCTCAGGCGGGAATAGTATTTCGTAGTATGGACGTAGCGCGATGATCGAAGGTTGGTTCCTGGTCATCTCGGGCACTTCAAACACGGTCTTGCCGGTATCAATGATTTCCTTGATATGTTTGAGTGCCTTGGCCCTGGTGAGGCCTTCGTTCCCGGCTACCAGGAGGTCAGCCAGGTATTCTTGTTCTGTTTGCAGCGCAGCAGTAAGAGTTTCAATTTGAGGCGGGTTGTCGGCTCCTAAATAGCCGGTTAGTTGCTGTAGATTAATTTCCCGTGGGACCTGGGCGTAACATCGCTCCCAGGTGACATGGAGGACACTCCATCCGTACTGCGCTGCATATTCGGCATGCAATTCCAATTCTTCTTCAAAGTCTGGTTGCATTAAAGTTCCAAGCATCCATCTCAAGTAAAGGCCTACCGCAGCCGAAGACTCAGTGTCACTGCCTTCTATTCCATCAACGTTCAGGGCTGCCCTGGACACTGCAGAAGTAGACAGGTTGACCATGAAGTTGCACACCTCATCTGCCAACCTGATTCTTGTGTCACTTGCACCTTCCCAGGGGAAAGGTTGCTTGCCAATATCGGCGGCATGCTTTTTACCGTCACTGCTTTGACCGTTCCAAAAAGAATACCTGGTATTGTCGGCATCCTTCACACGGTTGGTCATGCGACGGTCAGTGTGGGACCTTTTAAAGTCCCTACGAAGTTCGTTTATGTTAGGTTCCGTTGACGAAACCAGTTTGTCAGTGGTGTGCATTAATAAGTGCCCGGTTCGGTGCTGTAAACTTGGTCCCTGGAAACGTGAATAGGGTCCATGAGAATGGCGTATCTCAGACAGTCAACAGGGTCCTTGCTGGCTCCCTTGTCACCGTCTGCATTTGTCCACGTTCGCAGTGAGTAGATTAAATTCTTGCATGACTCCGAAACATACAGCTTCGGTTCATTCAACACAGACACCTCCTGCGACAGATTATAGGAAAAGAGATTGTTAACAAGGGCACACGATTCATCTATGTGAGTCATGGGTGCCGGGGTAAACAACAAGCCATCTTTTGTTACTTCACCTCCTGCTCCTCTGTCAGGTTGAGAAAGCAGGTCTATCAAACTTTGGTTGTGTTCCCTCTGACTCAATACGGCTGTTCGGCCTGCCCTGGGGTCAATAATTCTTTCCTGGATGCCACCGTCAGTTCTTTCAAGCTCTCTGATCAGCGTCTTGTATTGCGCGAGGTTGCGACCACAATCTGCTGTCTGAGCCGGGCCCTTCTTTCCATCCATCTTTGAGCTTGGTAAAGCCCACTCACCGTAGTTGTCAAAATCAGGCCACTCACGATAAACAAAGATACGACCAAGGTCATCGACGCGAAGCCAACACATATACCAATTGCGGTCGCCAGGCGTTGGGTCAACGCACATGTAGTTAGTCCCGTTCTTGGGCACCTGGTCTGGTTTGACGATGTTCCGCTCAGAGAACCGGGGGAACTTTCCAATGATGGGGTTGCTGACATAGCCGTAAGCCCTGATTTCTATTTCTTCTCTGGTTCTTCCTGCCAGGGCTTTCTGCATGGCGTCAAAAGGTGAGTAAGGGTTGAACTCACTGAAGAACCAAAAGATTGCTCCGTTGCCGTTCCTGGTTCTTGCTCGATACGGCATGTGTCCCTTGGGAACCCCAGGCACTGTCGAGGGTGACTTTACATCCAGCAACTTGCCTGGACGTGTCTCCTCTATAATGCAGCCTTCTACCGCCTCCTTGACCGTTGGCGTATAGCCCTCGATTGGTGTAAAGGTGATCAACATTTTGCCCCGCCTGGAGACCAGCCTGTATTTCAAGGTCTGTAACCAGGAGAGTGGGACAAGCTCGTCCATCCAGATGAGGTCAAGCTCAGTTCCCTCCAATGTGCCCAGGTCTTGTGTGTAATTCTTAAACCAGGCTTGGCTCTGGTTGGGCCCAACAAGTGTCCTGTTAGAGAAACCATTCTTCTGGCTAAAGCTGATGTTCTGGACGCTTCTCACGCCTTTCCTCTGGTTCTTCCAGGGTAGCGGTAAATATGAGTTCAGGTAAGGCTGTTGAACCTGGATGCTGGAGTCGTTTGAGCTATGACAACACCAGACGGCAAGCTTGGGGTTATTGACCATGGCCCTGACTACCCTGGAGGCCATGTATCGAGATTTCCCTGCCCTGTTTCCTCCGAAGATATAAACAGTGTCGATGGTTGGGTCTTCCATCGCCTTGTCCACGTCTTTCCAGTGGTCAAAGATACCTTCAGTGTTGTGGTGGTCTGCTCCGTAGTTGTAAGGGTCTGCCTCTTCCAGGCGTATCAGTTCGTCCCTCTTTGCTATAAACTCCTCCAGGGTGCCCTGGGCGTTCATCGCAATGACTTCGCTCTGGGTTGGAATGGGGTAGATAGGGTGAGGTGTCCACTTCATACGTCAATACCTGGAGAGCTGTCTGGGCCTCCCTTTGCAATACATCTTCTCTCCCCCTGGCTCACACCAAACAGGGACCTGGAGCCCTCTCTGGAACCACCTGGAGTCTGATACATGAACCAGGCCCAGGTCTGTCTCAATGAGGCGGGAGTTCAGAGGTTTGCCTGTCACCTTGCCTACCCGGCTTTCCCTGCCTGCCTTCCATCGGAGGTCAGAAGACTCCAGCATGGTGCGTCTCTTGGCCTTCTTGCCCCTGGTGTAAGTAGCTCGTTTCTTCATTAGTCTGCAGCCATGGCAGCATCAAACCTGTCTTGGCAATAATAACAAAGGACGTGCCATGGCTCACATTCCTTAGTGATGGTCCACCATTCTTCCATGGCCGTGCTGTATGTCTCTAATTCACCGCAAGAACTGCAGGTGACCTTCTTTGATTGGGTCTCTTTTGTCATTTTGGTTGTGTGGGGAGATGCGTTTTCGTTGCGCCATTCCTGGCAAAGTTTGCACCCCCCCGCCCCCTTCTCATGGCCTGAATAACGCTTTTCTTCGCACAATATGTATAATGTTTAATAGGTAGGCTCGTCTAACTTTTATTCTCTATCACTTCTGCTTCAATGGGTTCCGTATCTTTCCTTGCTCCTGCTATTAACTCTTGGAGCCCTTTCGCATCAATGCTGACTGATGTGTGAGCTACAATTGAGGAAGGTAAGCCCTGAACCTGGACCTCTTTGTCAGTGAGGATGCCGATAGCGACGGGTAATTTATCCGCTTTCACCTCATCTCTCTCCACTGCTTGTCTGAACTTGTCCAGGCATATATCTCTTGTGTTCCTTAGGTTATGTATCAGAGCAGCTTGAGAGGTTGCAGGTAGCTTCTCCCTGGTTGTCACAGCTTCCACTGTTTGGAGAGCAACGGAGAATATCTTCGCTATGGTTTCAGGTGCTATTCCCTCTGTGATAGCCCTGATGATGCACTGGTATCTCTTGGGGTCCTTTGCCTTGAGTTGACTACCGTCATAGTTCTTAAGGCCCTGGTCGGGCATTCTTTGATTGAACTGTGTTAATGACCCTCTAGGCATAGAAATGAATCGGGTAGGCGGTGGCTACATTCTGCCAGCCGCCCATCCGATTATCTGTATCTGAAGGCTCTATGTCAAGGGTGACCCACACCTTTGACGAGCTTTCCTGGTTGTGTCCTCTTGCGTTGATTCCTTCTCCTTACAGGTTTACCTTGACTCCTGCAAGAGTAACCCCAACCGCCGCATGTCTGACACACCTCAGGGTAGGGCTTGTTCACGTAGCCTCTACCTCTGCATACCTGACATATCATTCATTCTGTGTCCTCATCATCGAAGCCTATAATCTGGCCCGGTATTATGCCTGCCAGGACGTTCTTGTCCTTGCCACCTGCATTGAGGTAAGCCAGGAGAGTCTCTGCCCTGTCCAGGACATGCATTCTCTCCTTCTCATAGCCAGGCAGTATCTCTGGTACCCAGGTCATGGGGTCATTGGGGTCTGGCATCTTAGTGGACGACCAGGGCCCTGCTATCATGGTCAGGCCGTAGGAGCCTGTCTTGTTCTCGTTGAATGCTGCGATCACCATGTAGTTTGACTTCTCATGGTGCCATTGTGCGGTTATTCCGAAGCTATGCTTCAGTATCAGTGTTGGTTTTAGTGATTTCATTTCGTCTTCTTTCTCGTTGTTGTTTCCATCCTCCTGTGTCCATTCCTCGTTTTTTGAAGAAGTAGTCACAGCCTCTCTCTATGTCTGCCAGGAAGCCTTGAGGAAGTATGTAACCTCCATCCTGGTTCTGTTGTGGTATTTCGTCTTTTCTCATAACGGTATTAAATCTTCCCTGGGGAACTTGTAGACGACTCTGCCATGCATGGGTGTCATGTATTGGTCACTCTCCAGTATGTCTGTAGGTATGAAGCCAACCACACTGAACTGCCTGCCCTTGGCCTCTACCAGGGCAATGAGGTCAGTCTTGTGTGGCTTGTAGTTGGCAATGAGGTTGCCTCCCAGAACCTCTGTAGTCTTGACGTCTACGGTTCGTCCGTCCTTCAGCGTAACGTCCACCGTGCAGGGCCCTGAGCAGTCCAGGTCAGGCCAGAGGTTATACGCCTTGGCAAAGGCTAACTCTCCAGCTACACCCAGGTTGTCGGCCTTCTGCCTGTTCCCAGGCACCTTGTCCAGGTGGCCCATCTGATCGTTGGTCCTCTGAGGTCCAGTCACAGCTATTCTCTCCAGGGCAATGTGCCTGGCCATGTCCATCTCACTGCTGGTTAGTTCTATCTCCATGATCTCTCAACCTTTCCAAGGTGTTGGTCACCCTCTGCAAAAATACTTCAAGCCCTGCGTCGTTGATGATGGTTGCATCTGCTTTGATGTTGTCCATCGACGTCTCACTGACATGAGTGTCCCCAGAATCGTCTGTGCTTGGCCTTATTATGCGTATGACGTAACCACCCTGGTTCCTCACGTAATCAGCTTCAAAATCAAACCTGACGTCATCTATGACTACCAGGTCTACCGGGTTCTCTGTGAGAGTCGTCCTGTAGTGTAGTTCGTCCACAAAGATGGTCTTCCCAAACTTCTGCTTGAGAGCTTCTCCCAGGGTCTGCATGACTGGCCGCAATATCTCCTTTGGCGTCTCCTCAAGTGGTCCAAATATCTTTTTGACATGTGCCTTGATCGGTGTTGCCAAGCTCTCCAAGGCACTACTCTTTTCATGCGTGTTCCTGGTATGCCTGGCAGCAGTGCTTTTACCTGAAAACTTTCTTCCTACAAATGCTATCAATTCCATTCCCTATTCTCCTCCTGGTTCTCTCCTGGTCCATCAAAGTCTGCGTCTTCTGTTGCGATCATTGGTAAAGTCACCATTGCCCTACCTAGATCATCCATGTTGTCTGCCTGGTGTTGTATCATCACAAAATCTCCTTCATGTGAGTTGTAGCTAACTATTATATTCATCCAAGTCTGGGTCGTTGTCGTAGGTTAGGAAACACGGCGTCAAATCACCTACCCACGCACCTGCCTGGTTGTATTGGTGGAAGTCCATTGCGTCACCAAAAGTCATGCCGTCTGACATGAGCTTGTTAATGACTTTGGTTTTGTCATAGCACACTATGTCTGGCTGCCCGTATCTCTCGACTACACCAATGATGCAGTCGTTGTATCCGTCCATTATCATGATCTGTCAGTCATTACCAGGCACACAAAGAAGCCAAAACAAAAGCCCATGCAAAAGCCCATAAAGAATATGTTCATAGGTTCCATTACTCTGCCTCCTCAAGTTCTGCCATGGCTTTGAGAAGCCGTCCATGTGGGCCAGGGCTACTGTAAGCTCTAGGCAGGTAGCAAAGAATGCTCTTGCAGACCCTTATTAAGGCTTTGACTTTTTCTTCACGCTCCTTGCTCATGCTGACTCTTTCTCATGTGATAATTTCTCCTGTTGACTGCGTTGTAATGATCTCTGTTTTTCTCCCTGTAGGCGTTTGTTCTTTTTCTTTTGCAGGGTTTGCAATACCAGGAAACCTTGTTGGGTGCAGCCAGGTCTTTATGGTATTCTGACAGTGCCTTTTCTTCCTGGCAGTCTGGGCACTTTATAGTCCTCAAAATACAGGCTCACTGGTTACTGCCTCTCCGTCTGTTACCTCAAACTGGCCATTGTATTTGGTCCACTGCATACCAATCTTCCCTTCGGGCCCATGCCTGTTCTTCCTTACAATGAGGTTGGTCATGTCTGGGGCATTGTCCATGTCTGGCTGGTGAAGGAATGAGACAAGGTCTGCGTCTTGCTCGATGGCTCCTGACTCTCTCAGGTCGGCCAGTCTTGGCTCACTGTCTGGTCCCCTGGTTTCAATCATTCGGTTAAGCTGTGAAAGAACCAGGAAGGGCTTGTTGGTTTCCATAGCAGCACATTTGAGTTGCCTGGAGATGGCTGACACTTCGTTGACCCGGTTATCATATCGCTTACCGCTTCTGATCAGTTGCATGTAATCGACTACGAACAAGTCGATGTCTTTCTCTTTGACCAGCCTTCTTGCTTGAGCCCTGATGGCTCCAACGGTTAGGCCAACATTGTCTTCAATTGTGATACCTAGCTTTGCTGCCTCCTGAGTAGCCAGGACAATCTTCTCAACTCCTCCTGGGACGTGCCCAGTTTCCATGTATTGCCTGACATCCAGACCAGAGCAAGTTGCAATAATTTTGGCGGCTATCTGGTTGAACGGCATTTCAAACGAGTAGTAGACAACCCTCTTGCCTGCCTTGGCTGCCTGGACTGCAAGGAATAAAGCAAAAGATGTCTTCCCTCTTCCAGGTCTTGCAGCCAGGACGTTCATGGAAGCAGGAACCATCTGCAGAATTCTGTCCAGGGAAGGGCTGCCTGTAGGAATGCCCTTGTTCTGCAAACCGTTTGGCCAAGCCTCTGACATAGTGTCTATGACTTCGTTCCAGCCATCCCTTTGATCTCTGAGCGAGCTTGCATTGGTGGTAACGTCAAAGAAGTTCTTCTCCATGTCCTCCATGATGTCAGCCGTGCTGATCTCCTGGTCATTCACCTTGGAGATGCCGTCGTAATATCGGGTGAAAACCCTTCGACGTATTGCTGCATCTTTTATCTTAGGGAACCAGTATGGAAGGTTGTTTGGTGAAGGGGCTTTTTCCGTAGCGTTAAATACCCACATAGAACCCTCACCTACCTCCTGGGCTATGGTCACCTCGTTAATCTCCAAAGAACGCTCAGAGAGGCTCTCAAGGGCCTTCCAGGCCTTCCTGGAAAGCGAGAAGTGGAACATGTCTATGTTTGCCCCAAGTTCCAAGGCTTTCTCGTAAGCTCCCATGATGCAGCAACC